GTCTTGACTTGCCTGTACCTAACTCTCTAACCCTTACGTCATGCGGTAATATGTGTTGTTCATACACGTAACCTTTCTCTTGCAATACGATAGCATAGTGGTCTAATCCAACACCTGATGCCTCGTAATAGTCAATGATGTGTATCTCTGTTCCTATAAATTGTGCAAACCAAATAGCAGTGGAATCACCGATGCCTAAATCCCAACTTGTTACAACAGACTTGGCTCTATCGTATCTAACCTCACCTACTCTGTCTTCTTCCTTGGCTCTTCGCATCTCTGTTGAATAGTAAGCACCTTCACTGAACACAAGAAAACCACCGTTCCAAATATGTTCGTACATACCAATACGCTTGTCTTTGTCTTCTTTGCGTTCGTTGTCTAGTACGTCAGGAAACCAAGGGTTGTCTGTGTAATTGAGTTCTACTATCTTAGAGTCTTTAGGTGGGTCTGTTCTGAACCTAGCGTGTGTTGCGCTGTACTTTGACTCAGGATTCCACGTTACCCATATCTCTGAACCCTCCTCTCGAACGGTTGGTATGAGTTTTTGCCATGCCATGTCACTTACTGCTTCTGCTTCATCTACCCAAGCCAACACGATACGTGCCTTAGACTTAATAGCATCTAGTGAGCGTCTTAGTCCTGCAAAGGTGTAGTGAATGTTGCCATCTTTAGAGCGAATGTACTTCTCGCCCACGTCATAATAATCATCTAACCAATCAATAGAACGGATAGCAGTCTTGATTTCTTCTAGGGATGAATCGTCTAGGGAGTTCATAAACTCACGAGCGCAGAGTATCTGACCACTCTTGCCACTCATACCCCAACGATAACCCATGATTGCAGTCATCAAAGCAAAGGTTCTTGTCTTGCCTGAACCCCTACCCCCAAAACTGCCCCTATATCTCGCCTTACCTTCAAACACAGGAACTAACTTAGGTGGTAACTCTATCTGTGCTTTACTCATTGATACGTTCTTTTGCAATATCAAAATAATTATCATCCATTTCGATACCAATGAAGTTTCTGTTCAAGTTTTTACAAGCAACACCTGTTGTACCACTACCCATTGTAAAGTCTAAGACCATTTCATTTTCGTTAGTATATGTCTTTATTAGATACTCCATTAGTGCTACTGGTTTTTGTGTTGGATGAATCTGGTCTTGTCTTCGCCATTTTTGCTGAAATTCCAATATACAGTCAGGATGTCTTAATCCCTCTTTAGAGCCATAAGTAAAATTTTCTTTTGCACCAAACTTCATACTGTTGTCCTTTCCAACTTTTGAAGTCCTACTATAGGGTTCTCCTTGTACCATTTGAGGATTATATGTAGTCTTTTTGCCGTTCCTCTCAAATATTAAAATGTTTTCATGTTTAGTAAGAGGTTTAAATTTTGCTGTAAAAGGACTACCACATTTAGATTTTTTCCATACTAAATCATACTTATAGTTCTTAATATTAGACATTCTTAAAGCACTGCTAAAAGGTTCACTACCAAACAATACGATTGCACCGTTCGGTTTTATGAGTTTATTTAATCTTACCCACATCTCTTTAAAATCTATTACTGAATCCCACTTACATGCTGTAGTACCATAAGGAGGGTCACAGATAATCGCATCAACCTTAACGCCATCAGCAATCAACCTGTCCATCACTTCAAGACAATCGCCTTTGTATAAATCAATCACCTTTTGCTACTAATTCAATCACTGTAGGTTTCATTGAGCCATCACTTGATTTTAAGTCTTGTTCGACCTTATCACTGTAGCCATGATTATGTAACATTAACTTGACAATCGTTGGATTGAACTCACTTGTAAGCCCTTTGTTAAGCAGTTCTGCCTCTTGTTTCTTCTTGATATTGCGTAACGTCCTCGAAAAGTTAGGGTGTTTAGCCTTCCAATCATAGATAGTGCTGTCTGATAAATCTAAGTAAAGTGACAATGAAGCGACACTTGGTACTACGCTGTCCTTGTGATAAGTAGCAAGATATTCGTCTGCTTTCTCTTGCATTTCTTTAGTGTATTTAGTTGGTCTGCCCATCATTAGTGTAACTCCTTTTTTATTCAATATTAGTGTTTTCTAATAATACTGATACATAAGAGATAAGTGACTGATGCTCAGTAGTAAAACACTTTGTATTGATTGTTTTCAATTTGCTGCTCTGTCTCTCATGCTTAATCCAAATCTTGTTCTGATAAATTCATTGCCGGTTCTTTTTACAGCTTCATTCTCTACATAGGTGCAAAGCTCAATGAAGGTTTCTTTTGTTTGTCCTGCACTCTTGTAAAGATGGGCCAGTTCTTCTATGGCAAGCTTGGCTTGTTTGTAATCACCCTTGACTAATTCAACAATGGCTTCGTCAATCGTCTTATTGACTGTGTTCTCACTTATCTTTTTTTTCATATTCTCTTGTTTCAATCTCTAAGTATTGAGCTTCTTGTGCTAGGTCATCAATCTCATGGCAATTATGTCTGCCTTCGTCTTTTAGTTTGAGTATCTTCTTGGCCATACATCTGACTTTTTTTAAGATCTGTTCTGTTGTGTGCATCATCTGTTTATTCCCCAAATAATTAATTGTTCTATGACCTCTTGAACTGAATGAACAATACCGACCTCTCCGCCAGCTTGCTCTATTCTTTCGATCATTGCTTTTTGCGTTATGCTTAGTACCCCTGCTCTGGTATCTGTCTTTGGCTTTTTAACTTCCAAGAAATACGCCTGTCCTTCGTATATCAATGCTATGTCGGGAACGCCTGCCTTAACCCCTTCTGCTTGAAGTTTCTTTGCGGTAATCAGGTTTCTATTACCCCCATTCGGAACGGCATACCACATCAAACCCCTAACATCTAGGTACTGAGCTATAGCTACTTGGACTTGTCTTTCAGTTTCTCGCATAACTGTTCAATGTCCTGTGCTAAATACATGGTTTCGTTTTCTTTAGTAACTCTGGCAATCTTCTGAGAAAGCTCAAGTATTTGCTTAATTAACTTTTCCATTTTTCCCTTTTACTTTTTTGCGTGTTGGTGTCCAAGTTTTATGCTTAATGCCCACTTGCAATTCGATCTTCTCAACCCTTTTGCGTAATTCTTTAATTAGTGTTTCCATCAATATCCCAAATTAAAATAACTAAAAATGCAACCCATAACAGTGCTGCGCCTACTAAATATTCAAACATAACCCATTGCCTCTAAATACAAATCTTCTGGTCTTGGTAGAGTGATCCCTAGCTGTGCCATTTCCATGTCAACCGATTCCAAATAATCCTTAAATTCCTTAACTTTTAAATTCTTAGAGCTTGGCTCTTTGATGTCTCCATCTTCATATTCAATTCTGATTAAGAATTTGTGCTTAAACCCAGTGTGCAGTCCTTTGTGCCACTTACTATCCTCAAAGTAATCATGCACTGGCATCCCTGTTTCTTGATTGATAATGCCTAACCACATCCAATACAGTTTGTTTTGCTTTTGTGATCGAGTGTCTTTATCCTCTCTGATCTCAATGACTGCTCTTTGAGCATCAGGGTATTGGCTAAAGTGACTGACGATCATCGACTCAACAATGTGTCTTTTTTTTTTGTTGCGTTCAATCACTCGTTTCAATTTCATCTCCCCACACATCCCAACCATCTGTTTTTTGTCTAGCAAAAAGTTCAATTCTTGGTAAGTCACCTATCAGCTCAACAATTCTGTTTCTAACCTCTGCTGGTTTTTTTGAGTGTTGTTCAATAGATGTATCAACAACTGAATGAATACCTGCATTTATCCTTTTAGGCTTACCTTTTGTCGCTATAAGACAAAGTTCTGCGTTAGCTCTAGTCCATCTGCCCATACCCCAAAACCAACTAGGTGCTACTTTGTTGCGCTTAACCCAAGTAAATCCAACTGTTTTATAATCAAATCCCCACAACTTTATCAAATCCCAACACTCATTAAGTTTTGGCATTGTTACCCATAAAAATAAAATACAGTTATCATCTGAAATGTCTTTGACTGGTAAATTATCAATCCACTCTTTACTTTGAGTATTGTATTTAAAACACGCACCTCTATTTCCTGCTTTCGCCTTATCCCTATAACTCCAAGGAGGATCTGCATAAATAATTTGATATTTTTTATTAGGAAGTTTCATAAAAAATTCACACAAACAATCACAATAGCCAACGCCACAAAAGGCAATTTCAAACACGTATGACACTCAATAATTTTCTTAATCATGTCTTATCAATCCCTGCTTAACCAACAACTCTTGGGTGCGCTTCATCGCTAACAGGCCTTGATAATCTAGCCACTCGATCTCATAGTCCATGTTCTTGCGTCTATCGTAAACTTCGTGGCAGGTAAAACAACTATAAAATCCATGAATATCAAGTGATTTCTGACCCATGCCAGCCCCATTGATATGAGCAAACACAGTGGTTTCGTTTTCACCACCGGATTGACAACCTTCGAGTCTTATCTGACAAGGCTGTGCTTTTGCGCTTTTAGTGATCTTGCTCATCTAACCCTCTTAACCGATAACTCAACAATCCAATTACATTTAACTTTTAAATTTGTCGTCAAACAGTTGTCCATTAGTCTTAGTAAATAACCACTGTTTTAATAGTGTCTTTAATCTCCTCTAATACTTCTTTACACTCGGCTTGAGTGTGTTTGTGTAGTTCCATTTATTTCCCCATAGTAATTTATAAGACCTAATGTAATCCAATGGATACGTGCCTTATCTTGTTTAATTAAATAATCAA